CTATTCAAATTTTGAGCCAGAAGTATATTCGAACGGAATAAATTGATCAGTAGCAATTTTTGCCATTGGAATGCCATTAATGATTCGAACACCATCAGTTTTAAAGGCTTTTCCAGTGCTGACAGACGCATTATGCACACGCTTTCCGTTCTTGTCAAAGACAGGTGCCGGTGAATCGTCTGTATATTTAACGATGATTAAATCTTTAAAAGCGGTCTTAGAGATTGGCACGAAAATATCGGTAGCAATTTGGTAATGTGGTTCATTATTGATCATAACAATATCTGAACTCTTCCAAGTTGATCCCGCCTCATACGTTTCAGGCCGTTCAATACCCAAACGATCAACTGGATGTGTTTGCTCCGTTAGCTTGATAATATTTTCTACTTTAGGCTTTTCGGGTTCAACTTTAGCTTGTGTAACTGCTTCAGTTTTAGCTGGTTGCTTATCAAAGATTCCCCAGTCATAACTCATATCTTGAGAGCCACCTCCCCAACTTGATGTGTACTGCCAGCCAATAATGTTTCCCCTAGTACCACAATCACTTGATCCATAATTGGCTACCCAAGTGGGATGTTTATTGGCATTTAAGATACCTTCGTTGAACCAGCTTGCCATACTATACTGGAACACATTTGTATAGCTTTGCGTTTTAAGGCAATTAATGAAAGCATCAACATAGCTTGCTACTGCCGACGTATTCAATGATGAATCTTCGACATCAACACATAATGGTGTATCTTTTCCAAAGCCCAAATTAACAACTGATTGTTCAAAGAATTTTGCTTCATTAATCGCATCTGCAACGCTTGTTGCTAAGAAATAATGATAGAAACCAACATTCATTCCAGCTGCTAAAGAGTTTCTTGCTTGGTTGGTTGATTTAGGATTGATGTAGTTATCTCCATCATGACTACCTTGAGTAGTTTTAATCAAAATACCAGATACGCCAGCATTAACTAAACCTTGAAAGAAGCCTAAATTATCGGGTTGAAAGCTGGACACGTCCGCAAAATATTTAGTCATATTAGTTCCTCCTTGTATTATTTTTTTGATTATAATTAGGTGTTTTTACTTCGGTTAGATCATCGCTTATAGTGCTTTTCACTGAAGTATCATATCCACCAAGTGATCCCTTTACTCCAGCATATAAACCGGAAGTGAATCCGCCTACCAATAATCCAGCAATTGCAGCTCTTCCTATATCTTCATGAAAAATAAGTGCAACTAATATGCCAACAATTATTCCAAAGATCATCGATACGAATGGTAAATATTTGTTTTCTAAAGGCGTCGCTACCTTAGTCAAGGCAGTAAATCCCATAGAACAGATAAGAATCAAAACCGTTAATCCCGCATTGTCTATTAAATTTAAACTTTTAATTATTTCCATCATATTTAACCTTCTTATTGTCTTCCTCAAAAAAAGACTAGCCAAATGGCTAGCCTTCTTTGTTTTCTTGATATTCTTGTCCAGTAATGTACTTATAATCATCAGTTGAAATGATAATAGGAACATACTCCACAATGTCACTTGCTTTAATTGTTCCCCATCCAAATTCAATTTTCAATGCTTCTATCATTTTAATTCCTCCTTAAAATTATTCCAGCCACCACCACTACCGGTAAGGGAGCATGCTTTAATTGACTACTTAGCTGTAACGTTTGCTCCATCAGTTGTAGCTGTGGATGTCACATCTGCTGGTGCTTCAGGTGCTGGTGTTAGAACTGTCCAGCCTTTTACATCAACTTTTTCTGATTCGAGACCTGTAACCGAATCCTTAAAAGTGACTTTATAATCGCCATCAGCAACTACTGTACCTGCTGCTAGTCCTGTAACAGCAACACTAGCTACACCGACTTCACTTTCGCCAATTTTGTTTCCTGTCTTGTCATAAACTACTTCAATATCTTTTGAGCGATCTGCCATACTTAAATACTTCCTTTTTTTATTTTTATCCTACTTAGCTGTAATTACTGCTCCATCATTAGTAGCTGTAGATGTTACATCTGTTGGTGCTTCTGGAGCTGGATCAACTCCATTTGCTTTATCCAGCTTGATAGTTAAATCTGCTACTTTTTTGGTCAATTCTGTGATTGCCATTTGTGATGTCAACTTATCTTGGATAGCTTGCTTAGTCACAGACGTAACAGCTTGCTGGATTTGATCATTCATTAATTGATCTTTTAATTGGCTCTTAGTTAAAGTAACCAATAACGCTTTGGCTTCTTCATCGGGAGTTAAGCCTGTTGAAATGTGAACTAATTTATTATCAGATTCTCTGACCGTCCAATTAGAGCTTTCATCTATTGAAAAGGCTGGATCACTATCCACTAGTGTCCAACCTTCAATTTCAGATTGTCGTTCTGCTCCTGATTCTGGTGAACTATAAATTCCTATGATATTTCTATCAGAATCTAGTTGAATTGCTATCTTCATTTTTTTGCCTCCTAATCTTTATATGTCATAACTTTTGAAATATTAAAAACAGAATTTAATTTATCTCCATCAGAACTTTTTAAAACGAAAGACACGTTAGTTTCAATAGCCGAATTATTTAGAATCTTACATGTAGCGTTTTGAATGCTATCAATTGTTGGATATACAAGAGGAACATAACTGGTTACATAGTAATATTCAAATGTAACCTTTTGACCAATCAAGTTATTTAATTGACTAGTTATATCAACTACATTATTTATAATTAAATCCTGCTTTTTCAATTTTATAGCTGGTAAAGTTACCGATAGATTTATTCTGTAATTAGTAAATCCTGATCTCCAGAAATCATGAGTACTAGAATTACCACTCGATGCTATATATTGATCTAATGCTAAATTTAGTCCATCCATAGTATTTTCATAAAATTCTGATGGTCCAACTAAAGCTATCTTTCCACTTGTTGAACCAGTAAAAAGATTTACTGATGGTGGTAACTGAGCAACTGCTGGCTGTGTTGAGAATGTAGCAATTGTATCAACCACAAATTGGTAATTAGCTCCAGTAGCACCAGCAGAATTTCCATCGTTGTCATACCCAGCAGTATGATCAATCGTCATAGTTTTATCTGCATTGAACGTGAATGAAATGGTAGGGGCTTTTACATTTTTACCACTTATATTTTCACCAATACCGGCAATTTGAACTGTAATCTTTTGTCCAACAGGTAAACTAGCAGTTTGGATATACAAAGGATATGGCGAGGTAGTTGTGAAATGTCCATCTTTAACCGCATTATAAGGATCATAATTGATTGGAATACTAGTAACTGCTCCTAATGTGCCGTTTGTCATTGTTGTTTTTTGGATATGTCCTAGAATAGTAATTCCATCAAATTGACCAAAAATCTTCGTTCCTGGATCATCTGCAAAGGTAATTTTATTGGATTGGGTAGGGTCATCAGTACCTGCCCATTCCAGATTTCTCTGTGTGATTTCGCCATCTGCTAATGAACCGGCATAATAATCAGCACCGGCTGCTGGGTGATTTGAATCAGTTCCACCACCGGTATTGCCACCAGTGCTGCCACCAGTATTGTTTGATGAGGAGCCAAACCATTTTGATTCTAGAGAAATATAATTAGTACCTAAATCTGTTCTAGCAGTATGTGTTGTATTCCCTTTGTCATCAATTATTTTAATTCCGACAGGCATCATGTTACTGCGATTTCTTGCCTCATTATCAATCACATTTACCATTAATTTGCCTCCAATTCTGATAATATATATTGCCAATGCTTTTCAATGTCAGGATCAACTTGACCAATATCAAAATCACTATTTAAAGCTGTTTGAATGGCCTTAGTAAAATCGTTGTTCTTGATAGCCTCTTCAATAACGGACATACGGCCGTTGTAGTCAGATAACTTTGCCAAAACAATATCATCTAAGTTTTGAATGTTATTCATAACTAAATCTGTATATGACTTTTGAAGCTGCCCTAACTCATATAGAGCTCTTTCACCCTCACCCCAATATTCTTTATGAGGGAGTTCATCAGGATAATAATTACTATCTTCTAAAATTCGCACATTGAAAAATAAAGTTTTAACAACATTTAAATTCTTATCTCTAAATTTGAAATAGGCGTTTCGATAATTTCCTGCATGAATAGTTGCCTCTTTTGGTAATGAAAAACTAATCAAACCTGTGGTTGGATCTTTGGAATCAAAATTATTATCAGTTGTAATCGGAATACCCGCTGAATCTGTTCCAACGAATTCTCCGTGCCAGCCTGTTAGATCCAATTTATTACCGTAATTCAACATCTGAACATCAACGGTACCCAAACCACCTTCGCCTTGTTTAGCTAGAAGAATCGGCATAACCCGTTTTGTAATCTGTCGCATATAAACACTTTGAGGATTGTTCATGCTGTTTTCGTCAGATGAATCTAATCTGTCTAAATAAAATGCTTCTTCTTTACCAATATCAAAAATCATAATTTGAGGAATTGGTAAATCTGTCGTTACATCCATATAATTATTTCCTTTCTAAAATACTCCTGGTTTTTTAATTCCGTTAGAAGTAGGATTTTCATTTTTTAAATGATCTATTTGTGACTGCAAAATACGTACTTCGTTATCAATTTCATCTTTTTTATAGTATTGATCGGAAAACTTACTTAAAAATTCCGCCGTTTTAGCAGAAATAATTGTTTCAACAAACCCTTTAAAGTCGCTTAACGTATCTTTAAGCTTTGCAAAAAAATTTCTTTGATCAGTTTCATATTCATATAGTGAATTGATGGATTTTTGAATCTGATCATTATTGCTTTTTAAGCTATCTTTAAAATTGCTATCAATAACACCATTCCATTCATCTAAATCAACGTTGTGCCAATAATTAGGTAAGTCAGGAACTGGTGGAAATACTGTTTCATCTGTCACAGCTTTAAAGTTGTATACTTCTGAATCGGTAGTACCGTCAGAATTTTGCTTTGAAATAATTACTTTCTCACCATTATCAAAGCTTAAAACTGCTGTCTTTCCATCTTTAGACTGCATACTCAAGCCTGGAAACTCTGATTTAACTACTCCGTCTGGTAAGTACAATTGATCACGCCCTTTCTTTTAATACAGACATTTCACCGTCTGTAATTTCGTAATAATTATTTGTTGTAATAATTTCTACAATTCCATTTTTTGAATCTATAAATGTTGCCCGTAGGTATCCTTTTGGGATATTTGCGGGTTTATTTAATGTATTTTCGTCAAAATAAAAAGGACCCGAAGTATTAATTAACTTCATGTCCTTGACGTATGTTGCATAAGTATTATTTTGATTCATTAATTCTTTAATATGATTATCCAAACCAACCACGGCTAAATAATGCGTTTGCGGGTAATAATATCTACCGGTTATTGGATCAGGAATTCTACGTATATCTTCCACTATACCTCGCCTACTTTCTGTGTAATAAATGGACTCGCAATAATTCCATTTGAGATTGAATCAATTCCATTGTATCTAGCGTTAGCTAAAGAACTTTGAACTGATAACTCATAATCTGATAATGTTTGGGCTGTGTTATTTAATGTAACCTCATAGGTATTTGAATAACTTAGTGGATTGTATTTAATACTTACGACCGTGACCCAAGTAGTAAAATTCTCTGGTTCTATATCACAATAAACCATATCTCCAATGTAAAAAGTATCTTTGCCTGAATAAGTCATTGTAATGTCCACAGTTGGTTCTGTCTTCATTTGAGATAGTGCATATTTTCTCATTTCTTCGGAATCTTCAATGTCATTATTAGTTATTGCCGGGCCGGGTCTTTCGCCCCACTCTTGTATTGATTTTTCATCTCGAATTATAAAAGGATGAAAGTAATCGGTAGAATGGTCATCTTCTGCATTATCATCATCTGACTTCTTAACTTCCGTTGGTTCAACATCTGTATCACCAGTAAATACGAAATTATCGGCACATACCCACTCATTAGTTGCTACACGATACCATGTCTTACCGTTAGCTCCATCAGTAATCTCACCGTCTATTTTCCATTGTGTTCCGTTAGCAAGCTTTCTACCCACTTCATGCTGTGGAGTCCAAGGTGAATCGTAAACGATCGATTCAGTAGGCGTTACTTCTGATGGACTTACATCGGGTTTACCTGAAAAATCTAATTGATCTTGCATTACCCATTCGTTAGTACCTATCTGGTACCAAGATTTACCTTGAGCACCATCGGAGACTGAGGCATTAATTATCCATTGAGTACCTGGTGCTAGTGTTCTACCCGTTTTGTTTTGAGGAGTGAACGGTGAATCGTAAACATAAACGATTGATGCACCATCACTGCTAGAATCAGCTTCAGGCGTCTTAACAGTGCCTTGACCACTTGATGGTGTAATAGTGTGATCTTCTGGTTTCACACTTCCATCTTTATCGAAATTAATATATTGTGAGTCAACCCACTGATTAGTAGCTACTTCGTAATATGTAACATCATTAATAACTTTTTTATTATGAATCGCCCATGTTGACCCATTGGCCAAGTGGTTAACTATTGAATCAGGTTTCAATGGATCACTTAACACAGGTGCACCACCTGAAACCATTGTATTGACTGTACCAATAGCATTTCCTACTGGTAGAACTTTGCCACTAGAAGTATCTTCCTTTAGTGAGTCTGTGGAAGTCTTAATTGTTCCTTGTCCGGTCACTTGAGTAATAATGTGATTTTCTGGTTGAACATCGCCATTCTTATCAAATACGATGTACTTTTCGTTAACCCAACCATTCGTGCACACTCTATACCATGTTTCACCATTAGCTACTACCTTAGAATCCATTACCCATTTAGTTCCGTTAGGCAAGTTCTGAACTGTGTGAGTAGGCTTATTAGGATCATCCACAACAGGAGCACCATTAGTTTCCATTGTGTTAATAGTTCCAATAGCTGTACCGATTGGTGAGGTAACAGGAGCATTAGTTTTACCGTAAACCCTAGCAATATTTTGAATTTCTGTGGTATCAATGTTAGCTGTGAATGTAGGCGTGTTGTTAATATATCTAAATGACTTATTAACCTTATGCTGCCAATCATTCATAGGAATTAAAGTAATATTTTTGTTATCAGCTACAACAACTAAATTAAATTTTTCAATACAATCATTTACACATTCAAGTCCTGATTTTTCACCATAATCTGTAAACGTTAATTTTTCAGTTGTACCAGAGACTTTCCAAGTAAACCCATGATTACCGAGTTCGTTTTGATCAAAAACAAAACTCATCAAATCGTTGGCTGAAAGTTTCTTAGTACCTTTGATCTTATCGTATTGATAAACATACTGGCAATCAAACCAGACATGTGTGGCTGAAACAGTTCGTTTGAAGTCATACCCCTCATCGTCCTTTTCAGCCTGTTTAATACGATATCTTTGACCATCAAATACAATGTAATTTTCATTTTGCAATAATTGATAGCCTATAGAATTATCATTAATCGCTGTGAAATCTATTTGATTGGTCTTATTCATTTCTTCTGAATTGCTCAATGATCCTCTATCAATGCAAGTAAGAGTTTCATCATACTTGCCTTCTCTATCTTGAACTCTATATTTTTTAAAATTGATCATAGATATATAAAAGGAAAGTCAAATGTGACAGTGCCACTAAAGCCTGCCAAATTAAAGCTATTCCATCCTTTCTTTAAATTGATATGACCGTGATTGGTTTCTATTTCACAAGAATCACCATTAAGTAAAGGGTGCACACCTTTTAAAACTAGAGAATCATTTGAAGAAATATTTGAGTTCATAGAGAAAACATCTTGGGTGGTTATATTAGTCAAGCTAGGACTACCTGAACCTTTAAAAATAATATTTAATTCGTGATTCTGTTCATAAGGTTGAATATCGAAATCGGACGGATTAAATATTTTAAAGGTTCCTTGAGAGTGAGTGTAATTCAAATCAGTTGTTGAAAGATTTAAATTATTAGAAATCAAATCTTCCTCACTTGGATCAATTGGAAAATCCGTTGATCTAGCCACTGAATACATATAAGCACTAGGAATATCAAACTCTACTGAAAAAGTTTTATCGTAAAATCCAACATCTGTATAAGAGAATGGCTTAGGTATTCCATAAAAGCAACGACCAATATCGTAACTTTGACGAACTCTCACTAAGCCTCGATTGAAGAACTTATTATAAAATTCATGGAATCGACTTTCTAAATCAATTCCATCATCAACTCTTAGCAAAAAGTCGGCTTTGGCCGTGCGTGAGGTGTACAATACAGGACCCATTTGAGTTTGTCCGTCTACACCTGCATTAGTCTTTAGATTAGGAGCCGTCTGTGGTGAACCTACTATAAGTCTAGTAAATATCAAATCATGATAATTACTAATCTCAAATTCATTTTGTCCATCGGATTTAATTAATAATGAGTTCTGTCTGTAATGTCCATCTGATAATCTTTTAGGCAAACGCTGTACCTCCCTTTCCTTGGAACTTAGTCATCTTTCGATTAGATAAGCCAATTTTATCTAAAGCATTTGAAATGTCGTTTAATGATGTGCCACCATTTGAAACATCAGAAGCCATTGAACCGTCAGCAATCTTGCTTAGCAATTTAACCATGATTTGGGTCATCATCAATTGTTGTTGTTGATTGCTTTCAACTCTGGTCGTATCAATCGAGACTGATGTATTAGTATCATCGGGACCACCTATAGTGTCTTTGGCCTTTTGTAAAATTTGAACTGCTCTCATTTTGTTATTTAGTGGAATCATAACTTCGGGACCAGCCTCACCACCAATAATACTTGTTGGTTTATTAATAAAACCACCATCATACATTAGTCTTGGACCAGAAGGTCCACTAGCTGAACCACGCCATTCACCATACTTTCCGTTGTAGCCCATACCCATATCAGAACGCCATGTAGCATCGTTAAATAACGCAATCAACTGATCCAATGGATTGTGGATATTAGTATGTCCTGGCATAGCGTAGTTTAAGAAGGTTGGTAGGATATATTGAAGGATACCAGTTGATGGTGTACCAGCTTTTGCATTGCTGTCCCAGTTATTAGTAACGTTAGGATCACCACCTGATTCATTGGCGATGATACGTTCAATCATGTCCACATTGAAGTCCGTAATTTGTTGGTGCATATAAGCAGCAGCCGCTTTAATCATTGGACCATATGCTTTAGCTGGTCTAGCACCACCAGCTCCACTAAAGTCCATATCTGCTAATGTTTTCTTAAATGGCTCTGCAATAGCCTTTAGGAAACCATTTGAAATAGCATTTCCGAAACGACTAATAAACTCATTTCCACTAAAGCTAGCCTTCTCAAAGTAAGGTTTCTTTAAAAATGGAACTGGGTCTTTTTTTAATTCATCTAAATGTTCAAAGACATAATCAGTCATATCTTCGGAAGTTTTATTTGTATCTCCCTTACCATTTGCATGGTGTGGAAGGTTAGCTACCATTCCCATAAATTGCTCTGATAAATGATGCGGAAGGATTGCTGTATCAGCGCCTAAATAGCGAACTTCTTCGCCTTTTAAACCAACTGGATAAATTCCATTAGCTTTGTCATAAGCAAGCTCATATCCTTGCTCACCAACAACAGCTAAATTACCACCAGGAGTACCAGCAGTACCAACAGCATATTTAGCCATGTTTAATGACTTACCACCGAAATCAGTAATGACTGAATTAATTCCGCCAATACCTTTATTAACTTCTGAAATGACCTTACTTAGTGATTTACTTGCAAGGCCAGGTAACGAATTGAAAGCAGTCTTAAATGTGCTTGTAACAGATTTTAACCATGAACTCCATTTCTTTAAATAGTCGCTAGAAAAGCTAGTTTCTTTCTTAGAAATGGCATTCATTTTAGAACTGTAATTACTTACAACTTTGGCTAATGCGTTCTTTTCCTCGGAACCTGTATTAGCCCACACATCTTTCCAGGACTTATCAAAGTTAGTCTTGAATGATTTTAGGGCGTCCACGATATTATCCGTATCAGTCTTGAAATCTTTATCGAAGGTAACATCAGAAGTTGCCTTATTAGCTTCAGCTATTTGAGACCTTAAAACCTTACCAATATTGTTACTATTTAAAGTCTTGGTTAAGTTTTTGATATCTTTATCCAAACTAGCGAATGGATCGGATTTACTATACATTCTAGTAAATTTATTAAGCTCTTGAAAAGCCTTTTGAACATCTCTGATTGGTCTAGCGAATTTAGACCACGTCTTTGTATTGTCCTTAATACTGTGAGATAACTTATCAAACTGACTGTAGAGTCTGTCTTTCTTTAGTTGTTTGTATAAATTACCTAAACGATTAGAAAGTTTAGATTTCTTTAACGTGGCTTCTAAGTTCTTTAAATCTTTATTAAGACTTTCAAATGGATCTTTTTTCATAGACTTAGTGAAAGATGAAAGCTTCTTAAACGCACCAGCTACATTATTAACTGGTTTAGCAAAACTAGTCCATGCCTTAGCATCTTTCTTAATGCTGTCAGACATCTTCTTAAATGTGTCTGCTAACTTATTTTTCTTTAAAGCCTTATCCATCTTATTTAACTGCTGAGTTAAATCATTCTTTTTTAACGTCTTATGCAAAGACACTAAATCTTTATTGAATGCTGAAAATGGATCTTTCTTCATTGATTTAGTAAATGAATTTAAACTCTTAAATGATTTACCAACAGTTTCAATAGGTTTTGCTAATTTGGTCCAACTCTTAGTAGAACCAGAAATTGACTTGTCAATCTTTGATAATTCTTTGGCTGGACTATTTTTCTTAAGATTACTCTTTAAATCTTTAATAGCTTTTTCGTAATCTTTGATAGCTGGCACCATATCTTTAACATTCTTAATATCTGTTTTAGATACATGTGTCGTTGCTACATCCTGAATTGCTTTAGAAGTGGAAGTCTTCTTAGGAGGCTCATTAATACTATCTTTAGCTTTTTTTGCTCTTTTAGCTAAAGCCTCATATTTTTTGGCATCAGCTTCAGCTTTTTTCATTTCTTTAAGATCAGTACCCTGTTCATTAGCAGAAATACCAGGAGTTACCATATTACTCTTAAATCGATTGGCACGTTTCTTAGCTGATGCTGCTAACTGGTCATAATATTTACTTGTGCCTTTTTTAGCTGTCGGATCGTCTGGATGATATAACCATTTTTGAAACGCAGGAGCAGCAGATTTACCAAGTTGATCACCAATAGTAGAACCTAGTAATGCACCAGGTGCTCCACCTAAAACTCCACCAATTCCTGCTCCTAAGGTCGTACCAATGGCTCCACCGATACTTTTTACCTTTTGAGTTTGTGTCTTAGCCTTGATTGCACCCACAATGTCCATACCGGCTAATGCAGCAGTTGCTCCAATGGATAACTTAGTGCCTAGCGATAGTCCAAGTGCTGAACCTTTACTTTCAATTGCTCCACTATCCATTTTTGAAGTAATTCCTTGTGTAAGGTTTTCACCAGTTTTTTCGCCAACTTCACTGGCAGCATTTTGAATTTCTGAGTTCTTAAGTTTCTTACTTAATCCACCAAAAGCATCTGCAACATCATTGATTTTAACTGCAAAATTAGCTACTTTATCAGCTACCCAAATACCAGCTAATAGACCGCCAATAGTTTTGAGAGCTTGTTCATGTTTAGCAATGCCAGACACAAATTGATTCAAAACTTTTAGTGGGTCTTCGGCCTTTTTACCATTGGTATGAACTAAGCCAAAAGCTGTGCCAATAATCTTTAAAGTGCCTGCAAACATATCCCAAGCACCAATAGCAATATCTTTAGTAATTGTTCCTAATGAACCTGTAATACCTTTTAGATCATTCGAATGTTTGCCTAAGTAAGTGAAGAAGTCAGCTACTTTATCAGTTAGATTTCCAACCCATTTGCCAACACCTTTTACAGCGTTTTCAAACTTTTTAGTACCTGCTGCTTTAGCTAGCTTATCACCAATTTCTGTAATGGCTGGCAATGCAGCACTTGAAATAGTCATGGTAATAGCATTGACAGATTGCTTTAATCTATCTAATGCAACTTTACCTGTTTCACTATTCTTTTTAGATAGCTTTCCAACGTAATCATTTTTAGCAGAATCAGCAACCTTTTGATTCAATTCACCAAGTTGCTTAGCATTTTCAGCCAAGATTAAACCGGCTTGTTGACCTGTTGTACCAAATAAATCATGGAAAATATCGGTTTGCTTGTTCTTACCCATGCCTTGCATTTTGTCATGTAATAGACTGAAAATGTCAGTCATGGACTTCATATTACCTTTATTATCGGTAAAGTCTTTTGTACTTAGTCCCAATTCTTGAAGTGCAGAAGCACCTGTCTTAGTTGGCGAGATTAAACTATTAATTGCTTTTCGCAGACCTGTACCAGCCTTGTCTGCTTCTCAATTATGTTATCGTAAAGGCTCTTTATCCTTTACTTCTTATGCTTTCGCATAAGTTCAGACTATATCTCGGTCTCCAACTTTACTTGCTGAGATCTCCCGCCTTCGTGGATATTTCTCCATACAAAAAGAGCACCAATTAAGTGCTCTTTGTTTAGGTTACTTTATCTAGTCGTTACGCCTTCCGAAAGTTTCCTATTCGGCTTGGTTCGGGATCAACATATGATTATCTAAGAATTCATTTACTACTTTTCTAACATTAATCACGTAGTCTTCCCCGAATTAACGGAATTCTTTTTCAAAAGTATTTCTACTTAAGCGGCCAGTTTCCAAAGCCCATTATTACTTAAGATACCCATCGCACTAGAAGTTTCACTTAAACTAAATCCAGCTTGATGAGCAGTTGAGCCAACATACGACATACCAACACCCAAGTCACTAAATCCTGTGGCTGTCATATCGGCTGCATATGCTAAATCATTAACAGCAATCTTAGTATTCTTGATCATTCCTGCTGTGGAATTAGTACGCATACCGAATGCTTCAAGTGTTTGGGATGAAACTTTAACAACATCTTTAAAATCATCACCAGAAGCTACAGAAGCCTGTAATTCAGACTTCATAGCACCCAATGCTTGGTTAGTGTCATATCCACGCTTGATTAAGTCTTCGTATCCATCTGCAATCTCTTGTTGTGACTTACCATACTTTAAAGCATACTTTTGACCGTCTTCTTGCATTCTAGATACGTTCTTAGTAGCTTCCACTACCTTTTCGCCACCAGTTTCAGCCAGGTTAGTAATCTGTTTGTAGCTATTTTCAAGTTCAACAGATTTTTTAGCACCACTAACGAACATAGCAGTAACTGCTGCACCCGCTATACCTGCCGTCATAGCCATATTCTTCATATGACTAATGCTATTCTTTATACTGCTATTCATATTGCCAATAGCGGTTTTAGAAGTAGCGGCTGCTTGTCTGATTCCAGTGAAATGTGTACCCATTCCACCAAGTTCAGAACCTAACTCACGATAGCGAGTACGACTTTTAGCAATTTCAGTACCAAGTTCATTAACACGTTTAGCCTGTGTAGCATATTCCTTAGAGGTTGCACCAGACTCATTTTTAACACGTTCTAGCTCACTTGATTCCTTTGAATACAAAGAGTTGAGTTCTTGAATACGTGTCTTCAGTGCCGTTCTTTCGGTCGCTGATGCCTTAATTTCTTTGCCTTCAGCTTTGTAACGCTCAACAAGTGATTGAGAAATGTTCTTAGCATTTTCCATTGCTTGCTTTTGGTCTTTAATACCAGTCGTATACAAGTCCAAGGTAGATTTGGCACGTTCTTGTTGCATAACCATGTTATTTAATTGACGTGTAGCTGTATTGACCTGATTAGTATATTGACTAAATTTTTGACTACCTTCTGTAGTAGTTCTATCGAGATTACTCATTTCAGACTTTAATCGATTAAGATAATTAGTCTGTCCTTCAATAGCTCGCCCTAATCCTTCGGCCTTTGCTTGATACGCTGATTGATAATCACCGTTAGCACGTTGAACTTGCTCATTAATCTTCCACTCAGACGTTAACGCCTTAACTTGATTTCTTAGAGACTGGAGGGAGCCTTCAGCTTGAATTGAATCAATATGGATACCTGTATTCAGTTCCATATCTTTTGCCATTTATATTTATCCTCCTTTCTCTAAAATTGAGGAAACACCACCCGTTTTTATAAAGTCAGTCAAACTCATTGGGCCAACAGAATTATTAGGGTTATTAGATTCACGTTTATCGTCTAAAATTTCTGCAAGTACAAAAAATGGCTGGGATTCAACTGTTTCTAGGTCCCAACCTGTTTCTTGCATAATTTGTTTTTCGTAATTTAAGAAATCTTGATAGACGGTAAAAGGATCTACTTGCTCCTCTTGTGTGGCTTTTTTGGGTCAATATCCTCATCATCCGAAGTAACACCGTGAGCGATTCGACCTGCCAAAGCACCCGTTTCTGATGTAGTCATGTCGTCAAGCATTGATACTTGCTTAGGATTTAGTTTCAAAATTTCCTTAATAAAATTAACGGGAACATTTTGTAAATCTAATGCAGCCTTAGAAGCTGTATCGAAGCTGTTCATAATTTGCTCAGCAACTTCACGTTCCCCCAAATCTTTAGTTTCAATGTTGTCTGTTTCATCAGCTACAGCCATCATATTTTTGTTCTTATTACTTAAATTTGTGTAATATGCGTAAGAAAGTCTCAAATTTTTGTTACTTTTCTTGACCGTAAAGCGGCGGCCGAACGCATTGATGTATACGAATTCTTTAGACATTGATTAATCTTTCCCTTCTATTTTCCTATTTAAGCAGTTGGTGTACCTGAAACATTTGAAGCAGGAGTGGCACCATCTGTTGTTAGTGGCATACCAAAGATTTTTGTTTCCCACTTGCCTGCATCGTAATTTTTCCCATCCTCTAAGGCTTCAAAGTATGCAAATCCATCAGAATCACGATCAGTAGCACTAAATGTAAGTTGTTCTTGATCATAAACAGTTGTATTTGTGTTCGTCTTTGGAGCAACGGTAGTAAGATGAAATCTTCCTTTAACTAAAGCTAAATGAGCACCAATGCTTTCATCTGTTGCGTCATGTGAAATCATTTCAAACACACAATATGGTGATTCTGTTTTCTTACCAATACCAGAAATACCACCGTCAAAAGTTGTCATTCCTAAAATCTTTTGTCTGATCTCTTGTGGAATTGCGTTAGCAATAAATGCTACTGAAATAGCACCATGTCCCTTAGAACCTGCTTTCCATTCTTGATCAGACCCATAAATAGGTGTGATAGTTGGTGATAAATTTGAAATTGTTGCACTAACTACTGAACCCTTTGTTTTAGGTTCAATTGTAAAAATATTTTCCTTGTCGATTGTTTCGGTGTTATCGGTATAGATACCGATACGTGCTGATTCAAAACCTGATAATGCCATTTAAATGACCTCCGTTTTTTCGTATTTCATTGTTCTAGTCAAAAAGCCCGTATCTGGATCAACGTCCGGATATGAGTCGTATTGATAGAACCAATTTTTTTCTAATTCTTGATTAATGATTGATTCTGTAATATCTGGAATAGTATCTCCACGATAGAAAATCTGTATTTCTATCCTGCTTTCTTTAGTGGTAGAAACATCACTAGCTCGACCTGAGTAGATGCTGTTAATCTCAGATATAAGAATCGTTGTTTCGTCAACTTCTGTGTAATCTTGGGGAATATTTTGGGTAAAAAAATAGGACGGGTTAATTTTCAACTCATCCGCTCGTTTAAGCAAAATATCCTTAACTTTTTTGGTAATCATGCTAGTCTCCTAACATTTCTTTGTATTTTTTAACTTCTGCTGCTAAGACTAGGGCTTTTGTTTCATTTATAGTTCGTTCTTGAAAATGTAGTCCTGGAACATATTTAGTGGTGTGTTCACTGGCACCTTTACCACCATGAGCCATATAGCCGTCATTAAGGATTCTAGCTACATAGCCAGAATGACCAGGAGTGTTCTTGAAGCCTACATAAGTAGCACCATCAGCGCCCTTATATTTAAGACTGATGTCATCTGCTAATTTGATATTTGATCTACGTGTGTGTGGACCCTTATGTAAACTACTGTTCAAATTATTTTCAAGACTCTCTTTATAAACTTCCGCTCCCGCTTTAGTCATAGCTTTCTTTTGACTAGGAGTTAAAGATAAATTAGATAGTTCCCTTTCTAACTTTTCAAGACCCTCAAGAAATTCCAATTTTATCTATTTTCTTTAGAGTTATTAAATCAAAAGAACGTGGTGAATCGTCAAAGTCAGGGGAACTACCAACTAATTGATACAACTGGTCCTTAAAACGTGCGTATTTAACACCTTTTAAACCATCTGACTGATGTCTAATGATTAACACTAAGTCAAAAGTATTCGGCGAACCTAAAAGAGTAATCTGTTGTGTCATCGACATTGTATATATTCCACACCAAAGATTTTTAATTTCTTTAAAATCTGGTCTATTAGTTCCTTGTGGTGTTTCTACGAATCCTGCTTTGCCTAAACTAACTCGATACTTCAATCTACTAGGATTGATGTTCTGAACCATCGGCCTCACGTCTTTCTTTTTCTTTTAAATACTTACCTCGTAATTGAGCAATAATTGAATTACCAGTCATATCAACTGTATTGACACGTCCGGTCATACCAGATGATCTAAAAGTATAATATGAGCTTGCCAAAGCGATTACAGCAATCTCATAAGACTGTTTAACAGAATCAAGCTCATAAAATCCTTTCATAAGCCCGTCATCACTACCAATTGCTCCTTTAATATAACTTTCGGCAGCAGTTAAATTACGATTCAAAATCGTATCGTCTTCTTCGTCAGGATCAAGTCTTAAACTTAATTTCAAGTCGCTTAATAGTGAATCATCCATGATTACTTACCAGCTGCAGTCTGAGTACCAACATTAGAAGCATCAGCAGCAGCAGCGGTTTTATTATCAACTGTTAAGAAATAACCGGCGTTTTCATCAGCCTTAACGATGTCATAACGAGTACCAACTTGAAGGTATTGACCGTAGACAGTATCATCAACCCATCTAGCAGTAATTTGTGCACGATCGGCATAGAAAACGGCACGACTCAAATCGCCAATAAATGCATGAGCATCGCCCTTAGCACCAAATAGATCATCATCAATTTTAAATACTGGAATACCAAAAATAGATGTACCAGAAGCGGACTTAACATCAGTTTGTAATAGGTAACGACCGTTTCCGTCTTTTAAAGTGTCTAGCCATTGATAGAATGAACCTGTTGCAACGATTGAGCGGTTATATGCTTGATCCAAGTCAACGTTGTTAATATGTTTAATATCATCAAGTGTCTTAACAGTTAGTGGTTTAAATGATTCAAAGATTGCTGCAATATCAGCATTAGTTGTATTAATCTTTTGTTCATTAGCGTCATTTACTAGGAATGGAATCAAATCAACAGCTGAATCATCGATGCTTTCTTGTGAAACTGGTTCGGCACCACGTCTGGTTTGAACTTTGTAACTAATTTCTGTGAAATTTGGTTTGGCTAGTTCAGGGTTCTTTTCTAATTCAGCAACTGTATTCAATTTAGCAGTAGCCTTCTTACGGATTGGATATGAACCAGTAGCAGTATTGACAGACTTATGATTTACAAAGCTACCTAAATCCACAACAGTTTTTACTTCATCTTGTGGAATGTAAGAAATTGATGTAGGAATTGTTGGATTAACATCAGCGGATTTAATACCATCTAGTGCATCACGTGTTAATTCTGTTGGAATAATTAAATCTTTGTCCTTACCTTCTGTAAATCGAAGCTTGTCTGAACGAACTGTACCACCAGAATGTAGATAATCATTAATAGCTGAACGCATTTCCTTTAACGGATCTTCATTACGGCTAATCTTTTTACCTTTTCCTTGTTCTGGGAATTTCTTTGAACGATCTTCTTTAACGTCATCCTTTAATTCACCCAATTCATCGGATAAATCATTAAGACTTTGATCTTGTTTGAAACTTCTAGTAAGTTCCTTAATTTCGTTAACCTTTTTGTCCTTGTCTTCTTGTGAATTATCCTTAGAGCGAATAAATTCTTGGGCTTCTTTAATTTGTTTTTGAAGTTCTTCTTTTGTCATATAATTCTGTCTCCATTCTTAAAAGTTCCAATTCATTATTTAGATTGGAATCTTCTTTCTTATTTTTTTTGCTCTCAAATTCTGAAAGAGAGCGGTTTGAAACTGATGTTTCTCTATAAGCTGGCATTGGTGTAATTGATAGCTCAAATAAGTCACCAATCTGCGTAATATGACGTGTAGCGGTGTCTTCATCTAAGTCAGACCAATCATCATCATCAATAGTGAAACCAAAGCTACAGCCTTTTAAATTGCCATTTCTAACATTTTCAGCAACATCATTGCCAAGCGTTGTGTTAGGAATTTGAGCATTAAAAAACAGCCCTCTGTCATCTACTGAAAGTGACAAAGTGCTGCTATCCGCACGTGCTAAAATATTGTCCATATTATGGTTATAAAGCAGTTGTACGTTGCTCATATCCACATCGTCTAATGCTGAACGATCAACGTACTCAATGAATCCGCCTAAGTTTTCACTTGGTTGGTCAAAAACAATTGCATATCCTGACAACGTATTAAAATTATCATCTTCTGAGCGTTTTTCAATCTTAAAATTACTGTTATTGATCGCTCGTTGTTCCACTGTTTTCTTCGTCATCTGTATTATCACCTCCTTTCGGTTTAATAGTGCTGCCTTGAAACGGAACATCACCAGAAACGATGTCCTCTTTAGTCAACAAATCAGAGTTACTACGAATTAAAATCTTTTGAGCGGTCTTATAACCAATAACTCTATCGGTAACAAGTCCTCTAACACGTTTTTCAACTTGTTGCCCGTCAATATCAGAAATGGCATTAACATCATAGTCAATCTCACCATTTAATTTCTGTTTAAATTCTGAAACAACTCCACGAATATAACGCCCAATTGTTTGAGCATATTGGATGGCTACCATTTCAATATTTGAATGTTCTGATTCACTGCCTAAATAATCCTGTGGAACTCCATAAACCTTAGCTATCTGTTCACTGGTCCAATCTGTGGAAGAGAGTAATTTAGAAATATCTTTATTAATCTCTAAGGATTGATAATCCTCCAAGTCATCTAAAACAACGATATGACCATTCTCGGCCTGTTGTTCAAATGCTCTACGAACGCTATCTTTTGTTTCGCCTTCAAGCAATCCGCCTTTATTGATCTTCAAAAGACCAGTAATATTTAGCCCATTCTTCATCGCTCCTAACGCCAAGCCCTTATTAGCATCTTGAAGCTGCATTTCTTTAGATAGAGCACGTAATGGCGAAATACCAATCAAACCACCGTCTAATGAAACGCCTTTTAAATGAATAATTTGACTAGCGGGAACTGACTTCATATCTGGTTCTTCTGTATCAGGAAAATTAATATCATAGGTTAATTGAGTTCCGTCTGCCGACTTATAAATATCTACTTGAGACGGTCTCAAATATTCTAAGTGATCACTTCTACCTGATTTATCGCCCCAGATTAACGCATAGGCGTTACCAGATAGCAACATTTGAGCGTACATTGATCGCCAAAAAGAAAAACTATTAGTTAATTGACTGGGGTTAGTTAAAATCTTGTTTGTGTATTGATTATTAGTTTTAAAATGTACACTAGCCATGTCTTCTGCCAATTTATTTACAACTGCGAATACATCGGAATTTTTTAAAGCATCCCTAGCAGATACAAAATCAGAATTAAAAACAATTTTGTTATCTTTAATTGAATAACCTAATCCTGTATATCCACTGCCCAATGCTGTATAAGGTTCCTTAGACGGTCTTAATGATCTAAATATCATTTATTCACCTCCTTTCTATAGTAGGCGGTTACTTAGTAGGCTTATTCAAAATCAATGAAACAATTATTAAAGTGGCACCCAAAACATAATTACCAATCATCGTTCCAAAGTGGTATGTATTTATATCAACAATTAAAATTGCCAATAAAAAAAGCACTGTGTCTAAATTAATTAGAAGCCAGCGCTTAAAAATATTAAATCTTGCTATTAGATTTTTAACCATTGGTCTCCTTCCTTAAAAACTAAATTTACCTGAATTCAAATATTTTTTAATATCATCATCAGAATATCGAGAGAGTGGATCGTCACGGTCTCGCATATCATTGAAGTAATACATTGCTTGATACATCGCATCAATTAAAGCATCAACCACATCGATCTTTAATGACTGCTTGGACTTTCCAATCTCCATACCAGCTCTGTTCTCACCAACTTCAGCATTCATTAATGCTTTCTTCATAATTTCATCGTCTTCATGAGAAATATTTCTGTGGAAGAAACTATCCTGGATATATTTAATTGATTCAGTCAAAACGTAAGATGTTTGCTTAATAGGCATGATGTTCCAATCAGTCTTATCGTTAAGTGCTTGAGTGAAGTTATTAGTACGTAGAGCGTCATAACCAAAGAATAAAACGTTCAGGTTGTTTTCTTCTACAAAAGTCATAAGCCATGTATAGACTTGATCTAAATTAATCAATCCACGCTCGTTGTTTGTAATCGTACAATAGCCTAATTCAGCAAACTTACGATATTCAATACCGTCTGACTTTTCCTTTGCCGAAATAGAACCCATTAACTTCCACGGAATGAATGAATGCTGCATGATATGGTATCGTTCCATGCCGTTCTCTTTATAAGGAAAGATAAACGTTAGTGAAGTGTTATCAGATGTAAGACTGGCATCAAAGCCGATATATACGTCTCTACCCTTAATATCAAAATCAGTAGTAGAAGTAGTAGCTTCCCAGTCGTCTAAATCAATATAGGAATTGGTTTTGTAATCTAACCACAGATTTAAGTTCTTATTAGCAAATCTAAACTCTTCACCCGACAAGCGCTTATCATCAAGCTCCTGTTTCAAGCCTGACATCAAATTATCATGTTCGCTTGGCAGTAATAGTAAAGGATTACTTTTAGCCCAAGTTTCAGGGTCATTCATTTCATCTTCACTATCTTGCGCCCAAATTAAAACTAATTTACGGTCGCCCTCTTCATGTTCGTCACATTCCATAATTTTAATGATGGAATCTTCTTCCTGCTTAAAAGGAACTGTAGAATCAGGATAGGCAGTAGAAATTTGAGTGAACTGTGAATTAGGGACTTTAACTTGGCCGGATGTAATTTTACTAGTAACAACAGAGTGATTAGTTTCTCCAGCTTCGTCATAGACGGCAAACAAAAAGTGGTAAGAATCAAACTTACCACTCTCTGCTGATAGCTGTAATAACCTATTGTTAGTTTTGCGCTGGATCACTTTGTTATATTGAACATCTAAATCAGTTTGTTTTTTTAATTCATTAAATACAGCATTCTTATCAATGATTTTATTCATCATCGTTGAAATATAACCATAAATCTTTCTTGCCTGATCAGTAATGTTTGAAGTAACCATGAGATCTTGATTATCCAGTCCCATAGTTTCAATTAAATATGAATAGCAAGCAATGATAGACATTAAATAAGTTTTCCCTTGTCCACGAGCGACAGAAATAATAACTGAACCGTAACGTTTATTTCCTGTTTTTATTTCTCGCCAACCGAACATCAAGCAAAGTATAAAATTTTGCCAATCCATTAAAGGAACTGGTTCCCCTGTGTCAACGTTTGGACAAATATCTGCAAAGTTTAAAACCTGCTGGCATTTTTCAACGTCATAATAATAAGGATAGTTATAAGTTGAATCTTCAACACATTGAAGGTCTCGCAATTGTCTATATGCTGCAAGTTTCATATTGTAGCCAGAGATAACTTCCAAATCTAGGACTTTAAAAGCATATTTTGTACCTTCATCTTTATACTTTTCTTTAATATCACTGAAGTCTCTTGATCGGTATTCTTTCAAAAGTTCAAGTGGCCGTTGACTACGTTTTATTTTAGATAAATCCATCAACTAACCTCCAAACTTCTTTAATTCTTTTTGAATGTCAATATTGCCAGAATCATTTCCGTTAACTCCTATACGTTGAGAGTAAGAGTTAAAATCAATTCCCAAAGTCATACCTAAACTTCTTAAAGCCTTTGAACAATTGTCAACGATACCAACGGCTGGGTTCTTTTTGAGATTTCCATTCTCATCCGTGTAAACTTGACCATGTTCTGAAATACTATTGACTGCGTCTAAGTACATAGCATACTGTGTGCAGAATAATTCGAGATTAGTTTGATCTAGAACACTAACCAATCCGACTGATTCTAGTTTTGGAACTAATGTCTTCCACAATTTCTTAGCTTCTGGCATTAAGTAGCCTGGCGCTCTTTTAGGAAGCTTCTTAAGCCCTTTTCTAGCTTGTTTAACAGCTGTTTGCCTAGCCTTTTGTTCTGGATGTCGTGGGTCTACAACAGCTAAATTAGGCTTTCTACCTGCGTTTCTTGGGTTCATACTCTCACCTCCTACGTTAAAAGTTTAATTTTCGGACTTTTTTTAAAGCTCATGCCCACTATGCGAGCTGTCTCCCTAGAGACAGTAGGCGGGGGTCTATTTTGAAAAATTCGGCAATTCCGAAATATCTTTTAACAAAATATCTTTTTGCAATTTTTGATTATTATTTTTGTATCCTGTGTGGTAGAACTTATGTTCCCAATCCGTCTTGCGACTGTGACATCTACGGCAAATTGTGGCTAGGTTTGAAGTGTCGCGAATAAGTTTCGGAGCTACTTGACCAGGTACAATGTGATCAACTGTATTAGCTGGTCGAACAATACCAAAGCGATAACAGTATTGACAAATATAGTTGTCACGCTCAAGTACAGACAACCGAATGTGTTTCCATTCTCTTGAATGATAGAAGCTGTCACGTTGCTTGCGTTCACCATTAGCAGCACGAGCAGTAGCATTGTACTCTTGCTGATGTCTCTTAATGTGTGAGCGTTGCTTTGCTATGCGCTCTTCATATGCTGATAGGTCTGCCATGTGTTCATTACAGAATGGACTGTTACCACTCACTAAGTTATGACAGCCACTATGCTTACAACGTCTAACGAACATAATAGCTTTCCTCCAGAATAAAAGAGACCACATCGTTTGATATGATCTCTAATTAATAGTTTAAACCTATATCGTTCCTCTAAGTGGATATCTGGAATCGAACCAGATTACTAAGTCTTAGAAACAATTTAGTATTCGAAATAAATTAAAAGGAATGTCTACAATTTGGTGTAATAAGCCAAGATTCAAGGGAGGAACTTTTGCTTAGCAGTATCCATACATCCACATAGCATGACCAGCTTTATCATCACTGATCATTGAGGGTTAAACTAAATGTGTGGACCTTGGTTTTAATAGGTGGTCCTTCCTATATTTTTTCCTTTTATTAAAGTGGAGGAATAACCACATGTATCTATAGCCAGGCATGGAATCGAACCATGCACCATCATCGAATTTTAGTGTTACCCTTTGCACCACTGACTACCGTTGTTGTATTTACAAATCAAAAAGAACTAAAAGCTCTTTCTTTTAAATTTTATGATTGCTTTCCGACAATCAATTGTGCAGATAGGAGTTGAACCTATGCTCACAGAGTCAAAGTCTGTTGCCTTACCACTTGGCTACTACACAATGTTGGCTGGAATTAACCAGCCTAATAAATTCTTGAAGGAGTTTATAACACCAATGTTCTATGTGAAAGTAACCGTCTTCCACAATGCAAGAAATAGGTATCGAACCTAACATCAGTCAGAGCAACGATATATTGATTAGTATCGCTATGTATTATTTGATCTCTACTGATCCGCCCATGCGTTCTCACAGAAGCAAGGCGCTTTCCACACGCCTTGCAATGTCGATTAAACAGCGCCACAACGCTATTTAAAAATATAGTTTGAGGGATATAATTTTTGTTTTATTTAGATGACTAGTATTATTCCCAATCATCTATGCTACTAATTTACTACTTTTAAAACCCTAAAAAGTGCCAACATCGTGCCAAATTTCTAAGGTTCATAAATATCTAGTTCATGAGCAAGCTTCAATAGAAAATCACTCTTTAAACGTTTAACGGTTCTAACTGAGCAATTAACAATATGATTGAGTGCCAATCCTTCAACTGTATACTCACGATATTTCTTGAAATATAGCTCTTTAATAATTATTTGTGTATCAGTATCTGACTCAAAAAAGCATTTTTCAATTGCTGATTTTTCACGTTCAAGACTTTTGAGACGACGATCAGCGTCAATCGTAATCATCATTTGTTCTTGTGGTTTAGAAATCTTAGATGACTTACCACCACCTACATTTTCATCAATCTCACGATGTGGAATCATTAACTCCTGTTTGCGGTTCTTAATGTAAGTTTCTAAGTCTGGATAATCTCTTAAGACTGCCTCTACTCTAACACGAATATCAGTCCTAATCTTTATATCTGATCTAATAGTGCTCACCCTTTCCTATTTAACAACGTTTGAGTTTCATTTAATCTAATCGGAAAGACCTATTATTTTTGTTTTGTTCATAATCTTCTACCTCTTCCATAAATGGTACAAGTCTTGGATCAATAGCAATAACTTCATCACGTGTGAACTTAGTTTGCCAACCACCGAATTCAAATTTGTTATCTAATTCTGCTCCCCCATCCGAAGTGATATTTAGATAAGAATATTCATCACTTTTAATCAAATGCACATAATATTTTTTTGGCTCTGCAAACTTAGCCACACCTGCATAGTAATCTGCAATATCTTTTACTAGTTGGTTATTATCTAAATGGGTTTCGTCATCATACTCTAAGCCAATATAAAATAGCTCACTATCTTCACTAAGAATTCCACGAATTAGACTAAAAGCATCTTTATACCCACCATTACTAGCTCTCTCCAGTTCCTTACGCTCTTCGTCAGTTCAACCTTCTAAAATTCTCATATCACCAGTCATAATTAAATAGTCCTCGATTCTTTTCAATTAAATTGTTTAATTCAGGGAAAAGTTTATCCTCCTAGTTAATATCGCTAAACGTCAGAGTTCCATCATATAAGCCTGAAAGAGTGTCCAAATTAGCTTGATTAACATCATCAATGTTTCTAATATCCTCATCGCTATAGCCTAATGCATCAGCTATTTCAGCGAATGTGTAGAATTTTTTACGCATTTCATAAACTTGTAAGTTAATATTTTGAATCATGTCATACCTCCTTAAAATGGATAACAGATGTCTCTTATCACATCATTTTTATCAGAATCGGTTAGCTCTCTTCTTGCGTTAATAAACGTCATAGGCAGCTTGTTGTGATGTGTAAATACGTAATTGATTGTGCTCTCCATCGATTGATGCTGGTCTTCATATATTTTGATTAACATTTTTTTATAAATCTCTTTGCTTGTCATCTCAGCCTCACCTAACTTTTACTAATTTGTAAACATGTTCATGCTTGTATTTCTTATAGCTGCTTAATGTGCATCCACGAATAGTTGAAGGACTTTTGCCTAGTTTCATAGCTATTTGATTGATTGTGCCTTCGGCAATTAGTTTATCATCACAAAAATATTTATAATTATGAAGATGTTTTCGATTGATATACCACTTGCTATCATCTAGAAAGCCATCTACACATAATGCTCCAAAGTAATCTTTGTTATAACCAGCTTGTTCGGCAATTTTGTATTTAGGTAGGTTGGTAGAATCAAGTAGTCGTTGTGCCTTACGTAGTCGGTCGCTTTTATACACCTTCTTGGAATGCTCAATTGGATCAGAGAAATGTCTTTGTAATGCTTTCAAACGAGGATCATTAGAAGCCTCTTTGCAGTTAACTGTTCCGTAATCGGCTTCAATCGCTTGAACAATTTTAATTACTGCATTAGTCATTGTCTATTTCCTCCACGGGTGTGAAATTGTCTGCTGTTAATTCTGTATCACGTAAATAATTGTTTAATTCTGATTTAGTACATCTTTCGGCAGTACCACCATCGCTAATATCAACAAGCAACGGTTCATCGTCAAATGTAATTCCAAAATATAAATTGTGTCTACCAAATTCTTTTAATTCTTTAAAAACCCAATAGCATTCAGGTTCTTCTAACTCATAATTATCTTCAAAAATATCTACGATTGTTTTAGTAAGATCACCAAATTCAAAATCTACTAAAGGAGTCGTATAAAGATCTTCAAGAATTCTCCATAGCTTATTGTTTCTATTATGGAATGCATAGCCTTCCTCAATCGCCTCAGTTAAAAAGTCAGTTAAACTTTCATCTTCATTTTCAATGTAATCTACTAAGTCTTTATATCTGCTTCCTAATTGTCTTTTACTCATATTATTTCTCCTCTATATGTCATGGTGTATATTTGTGATGTTGCGGTTAATTTTGGCACTATTTGATTATTTATTGGTTTCGCTTGCCACTAAGATAGTTGCCATTAGATATAAAACTGGCATAACTAACTGATCTGAATCTCTTTCGAATTCACCTTGCATAATTTCGACAACTTTATTTATTTTTGCTACATCTAATTCATATTTATTTGAACCCATACCCGACCAACTCCTCATCAATAATTTTTAAAGCATCCTCTGGTGAACGTGCTATTCCGTGAATGATATTGTGATTGGTTAACATGTAATGAAACTGTTTCTGATCATCACGCGCACGTCCAGTTCGTTTTTTAACTTCAATGAAAAATATTTTTCCGTTGTTATCTTTGAAGCCGGTGAGATCAGGAAAGCCAGACGGTGGTCCAGCTCTGAAATATCCTCCTCGTTTCATTTCAACGGTGCCTGTATTAGTTCTAAAAATATGACAGTGATGTTTACTTACATCGATCATAATTTGTGATTGAATTTTGTGTTCTTCTGTTTTATCTATAAAATCACCTCAAATGTGACGTGTTTTGTGATGGGTAATTAAATGTCCACGAGCCCTACGGCTGTAATGGTTCAGCCCATATTTTTTTATATGTGACGGGTAACTTCAAAACTTTTTATTCTATGCTTATATATACGTATTACTTATATATATATATATATTATTTTCTTTATTACTTTAAAATAAGTAACCCGTCACAGTATATATATAGCTGTGAAACACTTACATTACCAAGCAATAGCTTGTGAAACATACACATCACAATCCCGTCACATATTTATTTTTGATCCATCCAGTTCAATCTGGTGTCACTTTTAACTTTTAATCCTTTATAGATTGCTCCTGCACGGGTATGAACTTTCTTAAATCGATTAGTCATTTCTCTGCCAAACTTCGTATTACTCATTTGATATTGAACGTTGTCTTCTGCCCATGATTTATAAAGTTTGTATAACTGACTAGCATTTATCGTGTATTCGGTACCTGTATCACAGGTTTCTGAAACAAATTGACTTAATACATCCATTTCTTCACGATATCCTTCACTTGCACTCTCTATCACTCGTGGAGTGTGGAGGCCGTGTTGTTGCCACTCTAACGCACCATCAACAGCCCAATTAAGAATTCCAATTGATTCACGAGCAAGTTTATACTTCAAGTCTTTATCAACTTGATCATCAGGAATCTGTACTGTGAATGGAATCAATCTGATACGTCTCCAAATACCATCATCAGTACCACGGATAATAGGTTTGTGGTTAGTTGCTAGCCAGAGCTTAAACTCGGGTTCGAACTCAAATTCCTTACCGTACAATTGACGTGCTACAACTTTATCTCCACCAGTCAATTGCTTTACTAATCCTTCATCCATTCTTAAACCTTCATTTGGTTCAGAACTGGTTACCAGTCTAGCTCCCGCCAGTCTGGCGATGTCCGAATTCGGACCACCAGAGTTTTGCTTAACCATAATTGAACTCGCTTGAATAGTTTTTGCATATGTTCCTAAAATATTGCTGATCGTTTCTAGAAATACTGACTTACCGTTTCGACCATTCCCGTAAAGGATGAACATAATTTGTTCTTTGATTGAACCAGTCATTGAATATCCGACAGCCGTTTGAACATAGTCAATCAACTCTTGATCATGATTAAATATTTGATCTAAGAATTTAATCCATTCATCACAGCTTGCTTTATCGGAATACTCTACATTTGCTTCTTTGCTAAACAATTTATTTATATCATGATCATGTAGCTCTCCACTTGCTAAATCGATATAACCGTTACTTGCGTTTAATAGTGTTTTATCAATATCAAACTCATTCGGTGCTACCGATACTCTATGCTTTAATTCATCCATAACAGCTTTTTTAGCCGAATTACTACGTGAATGTTTTACAAACTTATCAAATGCTTTTTTGATAGCAGCTTCTTCTTTTTCATCTGCATCAGCTGGGATTTCAACTTTTTCTTTTCCAATGCTTTCCGTCATAGCATCAATTAATTGATGTATTTTGCCCGATTGGTCAACTTCCCAGTAGCTTCCATTGAAAATATACCAACACTTGTTGATATAAGAGTATTTAATTACATCACCAAACTGGTCAATAACTCTATCAGTTTCACCGGTATCATCCCAGCTTCTTCTTGGAAGTTGCTTATCAGTCTCACTTTGTTTCATAAATTCAAGGTTGTAGTGCTTAACCGTTCTATGTTCTGGGTTGGTAAAAACATTGTTTGTATCATTGATAGCCTTGTTCAGAGTTGCCACGCCATATGTTGTTTTACCGTGTTTCTCGTCCCACTTGTCACGATACAAAACAGATTGCCTGAAAATAGCGTCCATCTTTCCAAAGTCTCTACCCGTCCAGAATGCTAAATAGTTAGCTAATGCTAAGTCAGCTTCCGACTGTGATCCATAAAGTTTTTCCCAACCACCATACATAAGAGCTTTGAAACTGTCTCCACTCTTACTATTTATAGCTTGCTTGATAATTTCAAATTCTGATAAATTATTTGGCTCCATCTCTGTGGATGTTCTTAATGGCACAACCTTCTTGTCTGCTAAATACTTGTCATATAAGACGTTTATATCAGCGTTGCTTATAACTTTATTACTTCCTAAACTCTTTCCTGTAAGGGCAAAGAAACGACCTTCATCGTACATTTCAATATTGTTTTTACGCCTACGTGATCCAGGTATTTCACCTTTGAATATGATATGAATTCCTGTACCAGACTGACTGACTTCTGTGTATGAACGAGTAGCATTCATAAATTCCGAAACGATATTATCTTCGTAATCGCCTTGTCGGTATCTCATGATGTCACTTTCGACATGATCCACATCGATACCCGCATAACCATTAGCAAAGAAGAATGATAATCCATCAAAATCTTTACTATTGAGTTTCAATTCCTCAATTGCATGGTCAAACGTCGTCCATGTGTTAGGATCATTACTTTTAGCATTGTTACCATCGATAGCACTAAATGGAATTTTAGTATTCCTCTTTCGTTCGGGTACCCATTTCAATTTGAACAGGCCCCATTGTTTCAAGTCACGCAATTCTTGCGGAATCTGATCATAAGTTGTGACTAATTTTTCTGTCATATTCTGACCTGCTTTCTATTCCTAGAATGGAAGTGAATCATCATCGATTTCCGGTGCTTTCGTATTAGTTTGATTAGGGTCTTTAAATTTATGTTGTACATCAGGATATTTAGTTTCTTGAACGTTCCAAGGTGCTACTCTATTGACTTCGGTTGTTTTGCCATCATATTCGTTTTCTTCTTTTTTCACATATACATTGACTGGTTTGCCTGAAATCATGTCCATAAATGCTTGAATAGTTGGAATGTCTGTACCTTCTGGAATCTTACAAGCGTCTAAAATATATTGAAATCCTTGCATATCATATTGATTGGTGGCTTTTCGCTTCCAGTTATCCATGAATACAATTCGATTGTGATACTTCTTTTGATTATCACTAACACCATCCAAATCATTTCTAACGACCAGTTTTAATTGAAGTGATTCAGCACCATTTTTAGTTGCACGTTCTTGAGCTGATTGAATAATCATTTCGTAGTTATCGCTTGGAAGTGGTTCGAAATTGCTTTCTTCGTTCTTTGAGTAATCTGTTTTAATAAATGACATTTAATTTGTCTCCTTTAATTTTAATGTACGAATCCACGTACTTTTGCTTGAAAGAATGACCAGCCCGGTTTATATCCACGAGCTTTGCCAATCTTTTGTAAATCTCTAAAACTTGTTGCATCTTTCGGGTCCATCTTGCTGTATCGGACCTTTTCATAATCAGTTTTAAAGTGAAAATCTTTACCAATTTTTTCAACTTTCACTGACTTGTCTACTTTTAATTCTTTGTTCTCTACTCCAATTTCATAGCCACATATGGGACAAGTGCTATAAGCTGCTGATATTACGGCAAAGCAGTGTGGACATGTTCTAATCGGTACGTCACTACCGCTTGCTTTTTTCTTTTTGTCCCTACCCTCTAAACTCCAAGTTCTGGGAGTGTCGGGCAATCCAAATCTCGTGTAATTAGCAACGTGATCAATAATTGTTGCTTTCTTATTTGGCTTGTATCTCATGCAACGCATTGATTGCTGAATGTCTAGCACTAAACTTTCAGTAGGACGTAGCATTATTACTACTGTGCAATCTGGAACATCAAAGCCTTCACTTATTAGGTCCACATTGCATAGAACTTTGATCTTGCCAGTCTTGAAGTCCGACATGATCTTTTCACGCTCTTTAGCAGGTGTCTTACTGTCAGCATGTTCAGCTGATATTCCAGCTTCATTGAATTCTTGAGCTACTTTCTTACTGAATTCGATACTGTGAGCATATACAATGGCTTTCTGACCATTGACTTTCTCTTTATAGGTTTTAATAACATCCCCATAAATAACTTTACCCACGGCGTCATCAATTGACTTGTTCGTATAGTCACCAGTTGATGAACGTTTCAGTGCTGTATCATCAATCAATTTCACAGAATAGTAATCATATGGTGCTAAATAGTGATTATCAATTAACCACTTAACATCTGGGCCTTCTACCATTGACTCGTATACATCGCCTAAACCTTTACCAGATAATCGCCATGGGCTAGCTGTAAAGCCTAATCTTGGAACATTTTCGTAATATTCATAAATCTTCTTGTACGTTTTAGCAAGTGAGTGATGTGTTTCATCCGTGATAATTAATGTTGGTTTTGGCAGCTTATCCAGTCTGTGAGCGATCTTACCAACAGTCATAATTGTGCAACGTGATAGGTCAACTTCATTAGCTTTAAATGACTGTGTTATCTGTTCTACAAGCTCTTTACGATGAACTGTGAACATCACTTGCCCTTTGGGTTTAAGAAGCGCTAGACGCGCTATTTCAGCAATTACAACTGATTTACCAGAGCCAGCAGGTGAAACTATCAATACCGACTTCTTACCACTACTTAGCTTTTGTCTCGCCTGGTTGACCAGTTTCGTTTGGTACTGGTGGAGTTTGTACATCTGAATCACCCCACTTAAATAGATCACCTTGTAATGCAAATGAACGATTATCAATTTGATTTTTTACATAATAAGCTGGTGTCGGTGATAGCAAGTAACCACGTTTCTTTGTCTCACCATTAATTACTAGTCTTGCAACAACGTTCATAAGTCCCATGATTTTATTAACTGACTTCTCTCTAATGTCGGGAATAAGCTGAGTGAATGATTGGCCTTCGGGAGAAATGATTTCTCTATCCCCTTCCCAAGCTGTATAAATTTTATTAATATTCTTCCAACTGTTAATATATTGGATCATATCGTGGAGGTAATACGTGTATTGGTTATAGTCACCTTGTTGTGGTGTTCCCATATCCTTACCAGTTTTGGTTTTACTTTCGTTTGCTTTCTCACCGAACCATGACTGTTCAAACTCTGATAAATTATCAAAGAAAACATTGTCGTACTTATCTAAGTAATTGTCATGAATATCTTTCAGCAACTCTTTAGTCTTGAGGGCTGGGTGAATGGTATTAAGGTAAACGATATCGATATTATCTAATCCAGCTAGAACATTCGTTGTTCTATCTACATCGATTACAAGTGTTTTACCTGGTAAATATTTAGCTGTGGTAGTTTTTCCAGTTCCTGGTTGAGCATAAATTAAGGCTGAAAAATCTTTTCCTTTGCTGATGTCTGCTGCTTTTACTATTTCCATTTATCTAATCCGTAGAGATGAACTGGTACTTAGCTCTGCACCAGGTACATCTTTTCCTTCCTTTAGCATTTGTTTGATTCGAGTTTTGTCGGGAACAATATCGGTCTTAGTTAAATATGCTGGAATCTTACTTTCGTCAATTAGTCTCACTGATTCTGGATTGTTCTGGATATAGATAGTAAATTCAGGAGTTTTAATTTTCTTTTTATCCGTTTCTTCCATGGCTTCTTGTAAATTCTGCTTTAGATATCTACGGTTGTTACCAATAGATGTAGCTCTTTCACGCAAGCGCTGCGCCTCATCTTTGAGAGCTTTTTCATCCTTGGCCAACTCTTTATCTACTTTCGCATAACCAATCGCTTTATCCTCGATAGCGTCCGTGATAGAGTCCATAGTGTCACTGAACAAAGTTGGGTCTGTGTCTTCTGCGAGATCTAACAATTGGTGGTATTTTCCTGTTAATTCGTATAATGTTGCCATTCTGCTTCGTACTCCTTCTGTGGTATAATTTAACTAATGTTAGTTAATATATGCGCCTTTGCTGATTGCGCTCAGCAGGGCGTTTTTTTGTTGCTCTAATTTTCTAGCAGCCTCATGGTATTTCTCACGATTGCAATCAGACATAATCCAATGAAACAGTAGTTGTCTATTTCGATAGTGGATTGAAGCCATAATCACCCTGTTGACGTGTTCACTGATTGTTACCATGCTCTCACTTCCCTTCTATGAGTAGTAGTGCTCAAACTTTTCATATACATCAGCTCTAGCTCTTGATTGATTGTTGTATAGCTCATCACGATGACACTCCAAATCATCAATTTGATATTGATATGTTGGATCATCTATCCCTTGTAAAATGGCTAGGTATTTCTCTCCTTTAACTTTTTCGATCTGTTCAGTTCTTTGACCAATTTCTTCGCTAACTTTTGCGAGCTGGTCAACCGCTTTATCGATTGCTAAAATATCCTTATTTGCTGTCACCTATTTCGCCTCCTTTAAATGAATCAATCAGTTTAGTTCTAATTTCATCTCTAACTTCACGATTATATTCAATGGTTGTATTCATACGCTCAATAGCACTTTCATAAGCTTGCTTATCGTCAGGATTGCTTGTGTGATAAGCTTTATCCTTTAAACTGTCTACTTGACCACTATCGTAACCAACAACGTCACAGCTCAATTTATAAGTATCTAGTAGCTGTATGAATTCATCTTTAGTCATTTGTCTTCCTCCGTTAATTTATCGTCAATCATTACGTCATAAGGCTCACAATCACCGTTTGGATCATAATCGGCATCAATTTTAATTTCTAAGTTGTTCATTTAAATTTCTCCTTCTTTGATATAATCTTCCTTGAGAAAGGAAGTGATAATAATGGAGCTTTCTAAAGAACAGATTGAATTACTCAAACAAGTCAAGAATGGAACAATCAGCACTGATACTGATTACTATTTCGACAATCAAATACTTCAAGACTTGATGTATAAAGATAAATTAATTGATCCTCATTTAATTTGGAGTAAAAAATACGATTGTCTTGTACCAGATGCTTATAAATTGACTGTAGCGGGTCAAAACGAACTTTCTAAATCTCTGGAAAAAAAGAACAGCAATTGGAAAGATAAAATTCTTTATCCAATAATAACTGGAACGGTGACTGGAGTTATTGGTTACCTACTTGGTAAATTTGGCTAGTACATACCCCAAAATCAACCATATTATTCCCGATATTATGCTTGGTAACACTTTGCTTAATTTATTTTTCATATGGTTACCTCCTCTGATATAATTTTTCTTCACAGCTATTGAAACCGCCGAAGCAAGTCATTTGCCACCTGATTATTCTTCAGAACAATAACCGTATAGCTATCTGGTAAATCTAGCTTAGTTCCATACTTACTAACCAGTTCATAGGACTGGTATCTTCCACAATTCAATAAAGTTATCTCATCACCACATGAGATGACTTTTTTTAATGCACTCATAACATCCCTCCTTACATATAAAAGTCTGTATATTTATGTAAAAACTTACTGAAATTATCGCCAATCATCATGTATATGGTTAAACTGACAATCGCAATTATTGCTACTGGCACCCACACGATTGCTGGTATTGATATGCTTCTCATAAAATTTTGCTCCCACGCTTTGTTTTTATTTATTTAGTAGATAATCGTCTACTTCTTTTTTGTTATAAAACTTTGTTCCACCAATGATGTGAAACGGTAAATCTGATAAGTGTTCTCTAATAGTGCTATCAGAAATTGGTAAATAATCGACTAGTTCAGAAGTCTTCATCCAAGTTTTTTGGACTTTAGCTTCATTAGCTTTGCTGATTCCTGAAATTACTGTTTGATAAACCTGTAATTCCACATCTGCTAATTGCTGTGGACTTAGTAAAATTTCAATTGGTCGTGTTTTCATGGTTATACCTCCATAAGTTGTTCAATCATAGGATAAATATTGTGCTGTTTAAGAACTTCATATAGTCCTAAACGTCCTTTTTGAGTCCACTTAGTGTTTAAAACAGCCTTTTCAGTTCCATCTTTTCGTTTAACCATCGTTGTATCTGAATGAGTCCAACCATTATGTTGATATTTAGAATAAAGCAACCACGTTTTACCTTGTTTATATTGAATTCCAAGTTCATGAAGTTTAGCGTTCATTTCTCTACCACTCATCCCATAATCCTTAGCGATAATTGTGATGGTTACTAATGATGGATTAGCAAGAACTTTGTCATAATAAGTAACTTTTGGTCTGTCCTCTGCCACTTGTTGTTCAGCAATCAACCTACCCTCACGTTCCGTCTTAAGCTGTGTGGCTAATTTAATTAGGTAATCTGGATCAGTTAACGTTTGCTCAATCGCTGAATCAGTTAAGTAAGCACCATGTTTTCTAATAGTGGGTAAAACTTCTGATGTAACCCAACGTTTGAATTCTTTTGCGGCTGGTAATTTACTAGAAAGAATTAAACTGTAAAGTCCTGATTCATTAATAATTGTTTGTTCACGTAATTGACCTGCGGTACTGATTTGGTACTTCAGCTTATCGTCATCATCTACATGTTTATTTATATCTCGGCTTCCATTTTTATAGCCAAGAATGTCAGCCACGTCTTTACCCACAAAATAAGGTTTGCTGTCAATTTGCACTGTTCGTACATTGTTTCCTTTAAAATTAAATTCCTGTAAGTTGTTCATCATTTTATTGCCTTCTTTTTTATAGATTTAAAACTCGTGCTACTTGTTCGCGTAACTCACGTGACTTGGGTGTCATGTCGCCTTTAATAGCTCTATTTAATTGCTGTGGATTAGCATGAATCAATTCAGCTAACTCTTTTTGCGTCATATCTCGATTAAGCAATGCGATCTTAATTGATCGTTCAATGTCATGTGCTACCTTTGCGAATTGTTGTTCTGGCATATAATCAGCTCCTTTACTGTTATTTTTTCATCAAGTTATTGCATTTATTTAAACTATAGTCTAATATAAAGGCATACCAAATAAGCAATTTAAACCCTATTACTACCGCAATTCTCGCCAAAGTATTGTATCGGTGGTCGTGTGTTTTTGTTGCTCAATTACTTGATGAATTAATAATATAACTAAAGTTTAAATTTTGCAAGAAGTTTTAATACTATAGTTTAAATTAATGTCGTCATTTTGGGAGAAAAGACTAATATGACAATGTTTGATAAGATAAAAGAAATTTCAAAAAAACGTGGCATGAGTTTAAATCAACTTAATGAAAAAGCTGGATTTAAGCAAAACGTAATTTACTCATGGAAAAGCAAACAGCCATCTATTGAAAGAGTAAACAGGGTTGCCGAAGTTCTTCACGTCTCTGTGGATTACCTTTTGGGAAAGACTGATGATCCAAGTACTAGTTCTAAGTCTAAAAAAATAGATATTAAAGATGCTATGCAAGATGACTACACTATCATGAGCTATGGTGGTAGAGAAATACCACCAGAAGAATTAGAAATGATTAGACGTATCTTAGATGGGGGAAAATAATGTATGAGCGATGTTACAACTTATTTACTGAATTACGCATTAGATCATCACATAGGATTTGAACTACTTAATGGAATTGATTCTGATTGGCCCTCTTTAGCTATACCGGAGCGAAACATGATGTTCATTAATACGAATTGGTACAAGCAAGAAGAATTACCAATGATGGTAGCTCATGAAATTGGTCATATGCTCAACGGTGATTCTTGCTATATGTATGACCATTCAAATACTGGAAAAATTAGTTCTGAGGGAGCTGCTAATAAGGTAGCAATCGATTTACTACTACAGTATTGCCGTGATAATGACATCCAATTTAATGACTATATTATGTTCCTTCAACAATTCTGCATTCCTCTAAGATACGAATATATAGTAAAGAAGAAAATGGTAATGAATTAACTTTTAATACATCCTTTTCTGATATACTTATACTGATTAAATATATATTTATGGGGGAAATATTAATGAATTATTTTTGGATAATTTTTAATGTATTACTGATTGTTGCACTAATTTATTGGATGTTTAGAAGTTATAAAAGTAAAAAATACAATAAGATATTATTTGTGATTTCAGTAATTGTATCGGTAATACTTATAATACCTTTGTTAAATGGCATAGTTTCTAATGCTGACAGTATTATTCATCCCACACCATTTTTAAAATTAAGATCTAAGAATATACATATTAATGGTACACATACCAAAGGTGTTTTATATGGTGAAACACTATCAAACAGTAAAGTGATTTTAAAAGATGCTGATGGCATAGATGACAATATTATTGTTAAGTCTAATGGGAACGGTACTTTTAAAGCAACTGGGTTAGATGATTGTACTGATTATAAAGTTACGGCCCAAAAAAATGGTAAAAAATCAGATACACTTAAAATATCTGTCGGAGACATCCCAGAATCAGCATATACAAAATTGCATGTAAATCATTCTAATTCCAATAATGCTTTAATTATCAATAATACCGATAGAAATACTATTACTGCTAGTGGTACTAGTTCACCAAATGCAATTATTAAATTTGAAAATCCAGATGATAATTATCGAGTAATTAAAAAAGTTACTGCTAATAATAACGGAAAATGGGCCATCAAATTAAATGGTCCTGGTACAGGTGAAACAGATAAGAAAGAGATCGAATATTATATAGAAGCAAAAATTAGTAATCGACTTACTAATAATGATGGTGCTATTTTCATTGAAAATACTAATCATAAAAACATGCCTAAAAAGAAAATAAATAAATACGATAAATATACTAAACAATTGAATGGTTATGTTAACCGTGGTAATGCAACTGATGTTAGTTATGATCAGACTGGTAATACCGTAACTTGGACTGGTTTTGAAGCTTGGGAGGATTATTCTTATAATGATTTAGAGCCACTTATAACATTATTACAGGCAGTAACTCTAAGACGTGCCGATGCTAATAATGTAGAGACACCAAATATTAAAATCATTTTACCCAATGGACAGCAAATTGCTCATCGTGATGTTGGTAATGAAATGAAATTTGACAATTAATACAAAAATAAACTAAGTCTCAAGTAGGCTTATTTATTTTTACCAAATTTTAAGGAGGTGATGCCTGTTTAAACTCTAAAATTTATGCTCCCACGCTAATTTTGGAGGATTAAAAATGGCAACAATAACAAAATATAAAATCAAATCAGGCAAAGAATTGTGGAGATGTGTTTATCCAAGTAGTATTGATCCACTAACCAGTAAAGTTAAACGAACAACTAAACGTGGCTTTAAAACTAAAGCTGAATGTCAAAAATTTCTTAACACTAAATTATCAGAAATTGATAATCACGGATATTCTAGTAATGAAAATCTAAGGTATAAAGATGTTTATCAGTATTTTCTTGATTCATACAAGAATACAGTCAAAGAAAGTACGTTAAACCGTGTTGAGGGGCTATTTGAGCACCACATCATCCCTTCTCTGGGAAAGTATGAGATCAAAAAAATAACCGCTCCTATGTGTCAGGAAGCGGTTAACCAGTGGTCAAAGAAATTAAGTTCTTTTAAGATGGTAAAATATTATGCCAACCTAGTTTTCAAAGAAGCTATACGATTAAAAATAATATATGAAAATCCAATGGATCTGATTATCATGCCCAAGAAAAAAAGCAGTATCGGTGATGAAAAAATAACTAACTTCTGGACTAAAGAAGAAACAGCAGATTTTTTCAAACAACTTGACACTACTTACTCTGACCACAATCAAAAAGCAATTGCTATGTTTAGAGTAGCATTTTTTACAGGAATGCGTAAAGGCGAACTTTTAGCTTTAACTATTGATGATATCGATTTCAAAAATCAGACTCTAAGGATAAATAAGACTGTTAGCCGTGGAATTGACAACGCCCCTATCATCACTACTCCAAAGACTAAAACATCCGTTAGAACGATTGGATTGGACGATGAGACGTGCAAAGTATTGAAGCATTGGATAATTGAATTACGTAAGCAAATGTTCAATCTGGGATTCAATATTGATACTACTGAAAATCAATTATTATTTCCCAATACTCAAAACCAGTTATTAAGCCTGACTAAACTAAATAAATGGCTACAAGTTGTAATAGACACATACAATAAAAACCATAAGGATAAACTTAAGCGTATTAACGTCCACGGAATTAGACACACAGCGTGCTCTCTTATGCTTGAATCTGGTTCAAGTATCAAAGCTGTTCAATTACAGCTTGGTCATTCTGACACATCTCAAATCATGAAAGTTTACTGGCACGTTTCACAAAAGGCTCAACTAGACACCGTTAACAAGTTAGCCAGCTTTATTGCAAAATAAAAAGCGTGACACACTCGTGACACACTTTCGTCAAAACTTATCGTAATCTATCGAAACATTAAAAATATAAAACGTTGATTTATCAGCATTTCGAGGCTTATCGAAACTTATCGAAACTGTATAAAGCGAACTACGAGAATCGAACTCGCGACACTAGCTTGGGAAGCTGGTATTTTACCATTAAACTAAGTTCGCATGTCATAACTAGTTAAGTATACAACATAATATTCCAAAAAGATAAGTTTTATTTAAAATTATCTTGAAAATTTACAATATAAATTGCTTTTTACATTTCGTTACCATAGAATCAACAGTGATGATAGATTTCTATCAACATATTGTGCATCAAGGAGAAGATTATAATGAAAAAAACATTGGTTACTTTATTAGCCGCTGTTTCATTAATGGGTGGATTTGCCACAGTAGCTACTGGTTGTTCAAATACTAAAAGTACTCAACAAGTAGATCAGCACTCTGCAAAGAAGATTACAAAAGATGAAATCAAAGGTCATGATTACGTCGGAGTAAGTAGTGATAACAAGGATGAATATATCACCTTCTTTACTGGCAAAGACAAAAAGAAAGTTCAATTTGTTCGTGTAAATAAAGATGGTTCGCAAAAAGTAATCACTGACTTTAAAAAGGCCAAAATTGTTATGAATAAAAAGAATCCTAAAAAATTCAAAATTGATGGTTTCAGAATTATGATGGAACCCGATTTCGATTGGACTTTTGTTAAGGTTGGTAAAACAACAATTAAAACTTCTACTAACAAAAAATGGAAATTGTATGATGGAACTCACAAGCAAGCTGTAAAGGCCGTACAAAAGAACGCTAAATAA